ACGACAATAGCCCGTAGTTGTGTTCTATTGCCATTCTGATATTATGTTCCTTTATAGTGTGACGAAAGCAGCACAATTAATAGGCATTTGTTCTTTGATTATGTTACGATACGAGGCAACTTAGAAACGGGAGAGCCGGGATGAGCAAGGTAAAAATTGGCGAGTTGATCAACGCGCTTGTGAATGAGGTAGAGGCAATTGATGCCTCAGACCGCCCACAAGGCGATAAAACGAAGAGAATTAAAGCCGCAGCCGCACGGTACAAGAACGCGTTATTTAATGATAAGCGAAAATTCCGTGGAAAAGGTTTGCAAAAAAGAATAACTGCAAATACTTTTAACGCTTATATGAGCAGGGCAAGAAAACGCTTTGATGATAAATTGCATCATAGTTTTGATAAAAATATTAATAAATTATCTGAAAAGTATCCGCTCTATAGTGAAGAATTATCTTCATGGTTGTCTATGCCTACGGCGAATATTAGACAGAATATGTCTGCGCTACAATCCAAATTAAAATCAATAATGCCTCTTGCCGAAGAATTATCAAATATAAAACTAGGCGTTAAAGGCAGCGATGCAAAATTATCAAGACTAGCAAAGAAATATCCAGATTGGAGTTTTGCTATTAGTGATTTATGCAGCGATGATTGGAAGGAAAGACGTGACTATCTTTATAAGTTATTCCAACAAGGCTCTGCATTGTTGGAAGAGCTGCATCAGCTCAAGGTCAACCACGAGGTTCTGTACCATCTTCAGCTAAGCCCTGCGGAGCGTACATCTATACAACAACGATGGGCCGATGTTCTGCGCGAGAAGAAACGCAATGTTGTAGTTATTGACTACCCAAAATACATGCAGTCAATTTATGATATTTTGAATAGTCCTGCGACTTTATTTAGTTTAAACACTCGTTCTGGAATGGCTCCTTTGGCCTTTGCTCTGGCTGCGGTATCGGGGCGAAGAATGATTGAGATAATGTTTCAGGGTGAATTTACCGTTTCCGGGAAATACACCGTTAATTTTTCAGGGCAGGCAAAAAAACGCTCTGAGAATAAAAATATAACCAGAACAATTTATACTTTATGCGAGGCTAAATTATTTGTAGAACTATTAACCGAGTTACGTTCTTGCTCTGCTGCGTCTGACTTTGATGAAGTTATTCAGGGATATGGTAAGGATGATACAAGGTCCGAGAATGGTAGAATAAACGCTATTTTAGCAAAAGCTTTTAATCCTTGGGTTAAAACATTCTTTGGCGATGATCGCCGTGTTTATAAAGATAGTCGCGCTATTTACGCCCGTATCGCGTATGAGATGTTCTTTCGCGTCGATCCTCGGTGGAAAAACGTCGATGAGGACGTGTTCTTCATGGAGATTCTCGGCCACGACGACGAAAACACACAGCTTCACTATAAGCAATTCAAGCTGGCCAACTTCTCCAGAACCTGGCGCCCACATGTCGGGGATGAAAATACCCGGCTGGTGGCTCTACAGAAACTGGACGATGAAATGCCTGGCTTTGCCAGAGGTGACGCTGGTGTCCGCCTCCATGAAACCGTTAAGCAGCTGGTGGAGCAGGACCCATCAGTGAAAATAACCAACAGCACGCTCCGGGCCTTTAAATTTAGCCCAACGATGATAAGCCGATACTTGGAGTTTGCCGCTGATGCATTGAGCCAGTTCGTTGGTGATAATGGCCAGTGGCAGCTGAAGGTTGAAACGCCTGCAATCGTTCTGCCTGATGAGGATTCCGTTGATACCATCGACGAACCGGATGATGAGCCTCAAGACGACGAGCTGGACGACGATGAAATTGAGGTCGATGAGGGTGGCGGCGATGAGCCTACCGAAGATGAAGAGCCAGAAGGTCACCAGCCGGCTGCTCTAAAACCCATCTTCAAACCTGCAAAAAACAACGGGGACGGAACGTACAAGATAGAGTTTGAATACGATGGAAAGCATTACGCCTGGTCCGGCCCCGCCGATAACCCTATGGCAGCTATGCGATCCGCATGGGAAACCTACCACAGTTAAAAGAAAAGCCACCGGTTCGAATCGGTGGCTTTTTTATAGAGGCCTGTCCCTACCCATCCCCTGCAAGGAACGGAAGGATTAGGCGGAAACCGCAGCTGCAACAGCAGACATCGCCGTCCCGACTGCAGGGACTTCCCCGCGTATAGCGGGGCTTAAATTCGGGCTGGCCAACCCTATTTTTCTGCAATCGCTGACGAGGTTAATTTCGTGGATAGCGTCTCGAGCTTCTCTATGGCCAGCTCAAAATGTGCTGGCAGCACCTTCTCCAGTTCCGTATTGATATCAGTGATTGGTAGCTCTTCACACGACATACTCCGGCGTCCGCCGCGAACTACATCACGCAGCAGCTCCCGTTCGTAGGCCCGCATATTGCCCAGCGCAGTCTCTGCTGCCGTGAGTATCCGGCGCAGCTCAGCAACAATGGCAGGGAGATCATCAACGGTGATGGGATTGGGTGCCGGGTTCCTACATGCGCGACGCAGAGCCATCCATACCCCACTGATCCAGGCATTCCGATACTGAAAGCTCTGAGCAATGTCGTTTATTAGACCCTGTAGTTCGTTCTTCTGCCGCCAGTCGAGTGGCTCGCCGGCGCATTTGGTCGCGGGTTCGACATAGGTATAGCCGCCATTCTTGCGAATAGCCGGCAGCACTTCGTTTGTTACCCATTTGCGGAACCGCCAGGCTGTGGTGCCTTGCTTCACCGCGTCACGGCAGCGGAGGATAAGGGTGTAGAGGCCGGACTCTGAAATAATCGAAACATTCGGGTTTCCTCGCTTTCCGTAACTTAAAGTTACGGTATTTTTTTCATCATCATCAAGCGATGACAGCGCCTTGCGAGAATTAACGAGGGTTAATGCATCGCACACATCCTTAGCAACAAACCACGGATTACCATCAACCATGACCACTCGGACCGGACGGCTTTCCTGAAATGAAAAGACAGAGAGTGTGTTCATTTTGCCTCCCCTGATTTCAGCTGCTCAGATAAGGACAGGGAGCAACCGCGAGCCTCTTGCGTAAGTTCACGTGCCACCTGGAGGAGTTCGGCGGCCTCCTGCAAATACAGTGAAGCCTCATAACTGGAGATAGTGCGGTGGGCAGATGATACCAGCGCTTCTACTTGCGTCAGGCGCTCATCAATCGACTCCAGCAGGCCCTGGGCGTTTAGCTGAATCTGGTTCATACGATCACCTCGCTGACCGGGATACGGGCTGACAGAACGAGGACAAAACGGCTGGCAAACTGGCGACGGGCTTCCCGTTCGGACGGCGCAACGGTGGAAAGACGGTGGATATGGGATTTTTTATCGGTACGGCAGATCGCCGCGAATCTGTATTTGAACATGGTATGCACTCCGTTTAATTAGTAGTGCTACCACCAGAGTTCTCACGCTCTAAGGGGGTGGTAGCCCAGACGGGGGTGAGAATACCGGTAAACGAAGAAACCGGCCCGACCGTAGTCGGCCCCGCCTGAGCCACCATAATTCGGATGTACGCAGGTACAGGCACAAAAAAACACGCTGGCGCGTGTTGTGCGCTTCGTTTACTCGGGTTCTCACGCCCGGCTGCGGAATTTGCCGCAACGGGCTAACTCTACCGCCAAAACGAAACGCACGTCAATAATTTACGTAGATACTTTACCCCGTGACCCGTCACGGGGATAGCCGTTTTTATAGTTTGCTTTACTAACTGATCAGAACCTGATCAGTTACTTCTCTTGTGGGTAGGTTTTGCGGAACTGGTCAACCACTTCCCATGAATTAACTTCTGCGGGAGTTTCATCGTAAGCATAACCAGTATAATTTTCGCTAAAATGTGATTCGGCGTATTGGGACGCCTTACCGTTCGCAGGATGCACAACATAATGATCAGGGCGTGAATTTTCCTGAACCACTTCAAAAAGAGGCGTGGGTCCAACGGTTTCGTTTCTATCAAAACACATTACAAACCAGCGTTGCTCAAATTGCTGGCGACGGCAGGACAAATCAAGGGAGACATAGTTTTTCATCTGAGTATCTAAGCCTTCTTGGGCCGTGACGACATAACCCGGCGCATCTACCTCTCCATCCCCACAACCAGCCAGCAATGCTGCAACCATCCCTACTAAAATAAGTTTCTTGTGCATAAATCCTGCTTATTGTCTTATAAGTTTAGAGGGTATTTTATACACAAGAAACAGCGGGTTACTACTTTAACCCAGTGATCCTGCTAATGACCGCAGCTACCTTCGACGTTGTCTCAAACCCCATGCGGCCACGAATGAGCCACTGGAACGGAATGGTCAGGAGGTACAGCGGAACGAACCACAAACGGTTCAGGCGCTGCAAGAACGTCGCATCGCGCCTGCTCATCCATTCGGTATTGTCGACGACCTGGTAAGCGTATTGCCCTGGCGTTTTTGCTGCTTCCGAGTAGTAATCCTCTTCGCCACAGAGAAAGTTACTTATTTTCTTCCAGTTTTCGAACCCCTCTTCTTTGAGCCGCTTCTCCAGCTCGGACCGATACAAAACCGGAACCCACCCTCTGCGGTAAATCATGATTTTTCCTCCGCCCGAATCAGTTCCGTTCTGCCTCGTATATCCCCGCACCTGAAACCGCCGGTCGCTACGCCCGAACCGGATTTCGGGAAGAAACCAGCTGCACGTTCGGCGGCAATAAACTCTTCCTGGGTAACTTCCTTCTCACCAACGGCTGGATGGGAAAGGAAAAAGCAGAGCGTGTAACCCAAACGTTCAAGATGATCCATGTTTACCCCCACTGGCCATCAGCAAATAACGCCTCGTACTCGGATGCTGGCAGGCGTTGCCCTCGAATAGAAAAGTTCAACCAGCCACGGGGTTCAGGGTTACTTTTGTCCTCATCTTCCCAGCGTTTTTTCGCTTCGTAGGCCAGACATTCAACCGCTTTGAGATAATCATCCGTTCGGAACCAACCGTAGTTTACCGAGCCATCAGTAACCGCCCAGGCAACCTTTTTCTCTTCTTCCTGAATGGCCCTAATTCGTGCCTCGCATTCATCGCGACAGTGCTTCAGCTGCTCGTAATCCAGCTTGTTCAGGAACTCCGGTGTCGACGTCATAGTGGTTTTACCTTAAAAGCCTTGAGAAGCGCCCTGGCTTCGTCTGTGCTGTCTTCCATGTTCTTATCGCTGGCAATGCAGCAGTAAACACCCTCACTATCTGAGAACCCGTTCATCCTAATTATCGTGAATGGAAGTTCCCGGATAGTTTTGTGATCGCTATAACTTGTCGCGTCGCGGCTGACGTTGACCACATAAGGGTCACAGCCTTCAACAATGACAAGACATTCCCGTTGTTTTCCCATATTCCCTCCGGTTATACAGCCAGTGCTTGCCGCTGGCTCAGAAACGCTTTCAGCAGCCTTATTTCGCGTACTGATAGCATGTCCATAAATTCTGTCATGTACAGCGACGCGAACGTTCTCGCTATGCTGGCCACAGGCCACAGGCGTACCGCCTCCATTTCTGTTGCCGGCAACACGGTCTCCGCCCAAGCTTCCGGCACCGCCACCGGGATGGCCTCCAGTGCTTGGCTAATTACTGATAGTGGGGCGTCCTGAATGTGGTCTGTTTTGGATCGAGGGTTTCCATGTATATCTATATTTAGATCCAGATCGCGATCCACTTCGAATGTGGTTTTTTCCACCTTACGTGCATGAATTGATAAACCGGCCTTGCGGCGCTTCTCTACGATATGCATGAGGAACTCGACTGATTCCGGGTCGATAGAACGCATCGTGGGGCGAGCATCGCCATCTCTGGCGCGTCTGGTCTTACTGGATATCCCCATGGACTCCAGTATGCCTATACATAGGTCTGCAGGCGCTTTCTTCTTGCCTTTCTCTGTATTGAACCCACCAATGCGTAAAACGTTGTTAAGCAGATCTCGTCGTTCCGGTGTAAGCAGGTTATCCCTAGCGCGCTTGAGGGCATCCATATCGGCCTCTCCTGCCAGAGTTTGTGGATCAATGCCGCAGTCGCGGAAATACTGCCGCAGAGTTGCCGATTTGAGGGTATAGAAGCCGCGCATGCCGATCTCTACAGCTGGGGTAGATTTCACGCGGTAATCGGTTATGGCCGGGAATTTAGCTTGGAACTCTTCGTCGGCCTGTTCACGTGTCATGGCAGTCGTGACAAATTGTTGCCATCGTCCAGCTACGCGATAAGCATAAGTAAAGTGGATCAATGCTTCCTCACGATCCAGGCGACGGGCAGATATCTCGTCCAGCTGCATGGTCTCAAACAGACGAACTTTTTTCAGGCCACCGTCGAAATAGAATTTTAACGCCTCTTCATCGACATCCAGCTGCAGCTCCTTCTCAATGTCCCAACGGACCAGTTGGGCCTGTTCATCCAGAGAAAGAGTGCGTTTTTTTATAAGTTCATCGTGTTCGCCCTGATCTGGAGTATCGACACTCAGATGGCGTTCTATAAGCTGCTCAAATACCAGTTCACGGGCTTCTTTGCGTAAATCCTTACCGATGCTGTTTGCCAGTGCGTCGGTAGCCATAGGCGCGACCTGATAACCATCATCATGCATGATGCAGATCATGTTGCTGGCGTAATCGTTCCGCGCCGATGCTTCGAGCGCAGCGGCTTTAATTTTTAACTGCATGAATGACGAATTGGCCACGCCGAGTGAAATTCGGTCTCCGTCAAAGACGACATCCGTTAGTAGCCCGGAGTTGCCAGCCGTTTCTAGCAAAGCCTGCGCGTAAGCGCGTTTGATTTTTTCCGGATCGGTTTCACGTTTACCGCGTAGTTTGTCGAATCCGATGATGTATTCCTGAGCAGTGCGGTCGCGGCGCAACATCTGGATGGCGTCACTGGGGACCACTTCGCCGCAGAACATGCCAAAATGACGATGGAAATGCTTCTCCTCAATAGATACTCCCGAGGAGATTGAAGGGCTGTAGATGAGGCCGTCATATTTATTTACCATCACTTTTGGCTGATTGGTGAAATCGTCGACTTCCTTCTCCTGTTTGTTTTTCTGGTTAACGCAGAGAAACTTTTTGTCAGGGAACTGCAGTCGCAGCTGCATGGTAACGTCTTCGGCGAACGTCGAGCTGTCAGTTGCCAGCATGATTCGTTCACCACGTTGTACCGCAGCGATCACTTCGGTCATGATGCGATTCTTTTCGGTATAGAACACTTTAATCGGTTTGTTTGTTTCGCGGTTGCGAACGTCGACCGGTAGTTCGATCACGTGAATTTGTAGCCAGGCTGGCAATCCCAACTCCTCGCGTCGCTTCATGGCCAGTTCAGCTAGGTCAACCAGCAGATCGTTGGCATCAGCATCGACCATAAGGGCATGGTCTTCAGTACGCGCCAGCGCATCGATAAGTGTGCTGAATACGCCTACTGGGTTTTCCATCGCTCGCCCGGCCAGAATGGCACGTAGCCCCTGTGTGGCTTCATCGAAACCGAAGAAGTCATGCTGGCGCATCAGCGGTTGCCAGCAACCTTTTGGTATGGAGTTTATGCAGATCGTCAGTTTGTTGGCATAGGGTGCCATTTCCTGATAGCCAGGGTCCTGATAATGCAGAATATCGGCTTTCGCGCCTTTTCCTTCGGTCATCATTTCATGCAGGCCGCCAATCAGGGAGACCCGGTGCGCAACAGAAACGCCACGCGTGGATTGCAGCATCAGCGGACGCAGTAGGCCTGTCGATTTACCAGACCCCATACCGGCACGGACAATAACGATGCCCTGCAGCTGTGCGGCGTATGTCATCACTTCATCGGTCATTCTGGCAGTTTCGAACCGTTTATACGTGATATGTGACGGACGCAGGTTCGGGTTGGTGATGCGTTCACTGAACGAACGTGAAGTCTGTGCGGCACGGCATTTTCGATTCAGTCGACGAGTAATGTGATCTTTAACGGTGCTGTTATAGATTTCTGCGATACCCATTTCGCGCAGCGTGGTGCTGAACAGGCGCATAAGTTCTTTCGGGCTGTTTGGTACCGGACATGTCAGCATACCAATATCGACCGCGCGCAGCAGCTCTTTGGCAAATGTACGTCGGTTCTGACGCGGGAGAGTACGCAGCTTATTCAGCGTGATCGACAAAAGGTCGGTAGCGCGGCTTAAGTGATTTTTCTTTAACTGGCGAGCAACCTCTTTCAGCCCTCTCAGACTGTGCAGATCGTTAAAGTCGCTGCATTCCAGCTCCGGGTCGTCTTCAAACGTAGGGTAGACACATTTAACACCCGAAAACTTCTCAATGATGTCGTATCCGGTGCGCAGGCCTGTATTGCCTTTTCCTTCAGCTGACGATTTACGGTCGTTATCCAGAGCGCAGGTGATCTGCGCAGCCGGGTACATGTTCACCAGCTGCTCGACAACGTGAATCATGTTGTTCGCGGAAACCGCGATGACTACAGCGTCAAAACGTCTTTTAGGGTCATTTCTGGTTGCCAGCCAGATGGAGGCTCCGGTGGCAAAACCTTCTGCAGTTGCAATTTTTTGTGCGCCTTGCAGGTCGCCAATGACAAAACAAGCGCCAACAAAATCGCCGTTGGTGATAGCGCTGGTCTGGAATTTGCCACCATTCAGATCTATACGTTGCCAGCCTACAATTTGCCCGTCTTTACGCCCATCAAGATGGGCCAGTGGGATAGCCATATAGGTTGTCGGGCCACGGTTCCATTTCGCGCCGTCGTGACTGGTCACGCGACGTATATCGCAAGCACTAAATACGTCACGAATTCCTTTTTTTACTGCGTATGGCCATGAACCGTCTTCAGCTGGCGCGTGCTCCCACGCATTAAGGAACGCGAACCATCCAAGCAGGCGTTCTTGCTCCATCTGATTGTTTTTTAAATCATTTACGCGTTGTTGTTCAGCGCGGAGACGGCGTGATTCGGCTTGGCGCTCCATGCGAGCGCGTTCTTCTTCTGGCTGAGCGACCGTGGTCGCACCATTCCGCTGCTGCTCACGGCGATACTCTGAAAAAAGAAACGAAAAGCCACTCCAGGAGCCAGCGTCATGCGCTTTTTCCACGAAGTTAACGAATGGATAGCTGATGCCATCTTTGCTCTGCTCAAGGCGTGAATAAATTTCAACACGGCCTTTGAGGCTCTTCTGCAGAGCTTCCGGGGAGGAATTATTGTAGGTGGTATAGCGCTCTACACCACCGCGCGGATTGAGCTGAATCTTATCAGCACACGCATGCCAGTTAATACCGGCCATTTGCGCCAGTTCACTAAGCTCGTCCCGTGCTGCTTCGAGCAATGAATACGGATCGCTGCTAAAGCGCTCCGCGTAGAAGTTTTGTAAGGTCATTTTTTTAGCCTTTCCATGCGAATTATGTTTTTTCGGGTTGAAAAAATCCGCAGGAGCAGCCACAATAAACGCACAATCTTCCGAGGGACTGCGTCGCGTTTTTGTTGTGGGTGCTGCTCCTGAAAAAAGGCCCGAGTTTGCCGACTCGGGTTTTTTTTCGTCTTTTTTCTGCTGCTGCAATCTGGATCAACCCCAAAATTATAGACAGGATTAAACCAGATTTATAGACAGCAATAAACCCTAATGTTAGATCATCTACCCTCTACCACGAATGATTTGATCGTACCGACTATTTGGTGCACGAATTGAAGATCACTTTTATCATGTATAACTCGTTGAGAGTTAGCACTATCTAAGTAGTAGCGCTCATCGTCAAAACGCGCTAACCGCTGAACAGCAATTTTCCCGCCTTTCTCACAAACTAACACATCTTCACCTGGAACCAGTGTGAGCGTGGAATCAACCAGGATAACGTCTCCTGGCTGGTAGCTGTGTTGAACCTGGTTCTCAACAGCCAAAGCGTAAACGGTATTCCGGTGACTAACAAAAGGCAGGAATCGTTCTGTGCTGGCAGGTTCTCCTGGCTGCCAATCTCGATCCGGGCCACTCTCTATCGTCCCAATAACAGGAACGCGGTCGGGATCAGATTCAGTGCCGTGCAGTATCCATTGCACAGGCTTGCGCAGGCACTTAGCCAGAGCTAGCCCGATTTCCAGCGACGGCATAACGTCGCCACGCTCTAAGTTTTGAACGCCAGGAAGAGAGATACCCACACTTTCCGCGACTTGCTTCAGTGTCAGCTTCAGCTCTAAACGGCGTGCTTTCAGTCGTTCGCCTCGTGTTTTCATACTGTTAATCATAATAGATCTGTTTATAGCTGGCTATAAAATTTATTAATTATACCTGGCTTTAATTTGTAGTTATTGATTATAATAATTTCATGAAGCCTGATGAACTTGTGCGCCATTTTGGCGATGTTGAAAAAGCAGCGGCAGGCGTCGGTGTATCCCCCGGCGCGGTTTATCAATGGCTGTCTGCTGGGGAAATTCCTCGTCTACGGCAGAGCGATATAGAAGTCCGTACCGCTTACAAACTAAAGAGCGACTTCACCGCTCAACGCGTAGGTAAGGAAGGGAGTGATCGTGGAACTTGATAACATTCGTGCATGCGTGTCCACGGCCCTGTCTGACATTCACTATCTTCAACGCGGTATTCTGGAGGTTCAACTGGAGCAGCTGCGTCTCAGCAGTTCAGGACGGTTTACTGAAAAACCAACCAGGTTAATCCACATTGGAGATAAAGATGATCATGAAATATTGATAATGGCAGAGCCGGTTCGTTATCACCTGGGAAAAACTTTCAAACAATCTTCGATGCTACTGACGGAATTAGATTTTCAGACCGCCAGTTGGCGCAGAGCTATTGAACAGTTGAATAAAGAAGAAACTGCGTGGTTGCATTATTGCTACGGTTGTAAACTGGATTATAAGAATGAAGTGATTGTTTGCCAGTGGCTCTGGCTGGATTTCCTTATTGCTCACTCAAGCTCGGGCTTTAAAAAAATGAAAGCACCGACAAAAAAAATTATGCAGAAATTAACTTATTATGGAATCCAGCAAGTTAAGTTCTCTATTTTATTTTCAGAGGATGAGGACCAGCAGCGTGAGGATGAATATATAAGTTTTTTACTGAATATCTCTGTTGATAGCTGGCGCAAAGATTATAAAAAGCGCTGGTCATTAATGAAATCACGTTGCCTCTATCTGAATAAAACCGCGTTATTAAATGCGGCGGAGAAACGCAGTGAAATCATCAACCGCAATCGGACAGGATGTACCGACCTGCCTGTGCCAGCAGATTATGTACAGGAAGCCAGGTAAACCAGAACTGAGATACAACGGGGCCAGTAGAGAGTTCATCATCTGGTGCCCTACGTGTGGTTATCGGACGCATCCTGATACGAACCAGCAGTCTGTTGTTACCGAATGGTATTTATCTAATCATCCGGGTAATAAACATATCGAAAATATGTGGCTCAAACGTTATTTGGAAATCAAAGAGGGTGCGACCACGGTCGCACAAGATAATGATGCAAACACCATTTAAACAAGGGCCGATGTCGTATGACGACGCGGTAGCTATTTCTGACGTCTATAAAAAGAGAGGACATAACACCTTTATTACTCGTTCAGATGATTTAGACGGTCAATACTTTGTATTCGTTAACCTTCCTGAATCACAAAAGGTACCTACTCCACGCAGAACTTTCCAACAAAAAAATATGGGAATAAATATGGTTAATATGCAAAAAACCATTCTGTCGATGATTATACATAAATGGCTAAAGAGCGATTATGTGATCATCGACACGGAAACAACCGGGCTTACTGAAAATGCTGAGATTATCGAGATAGCGATCATCAATATGCGTGGTGAAGTGTTGCTGGACACCTTGGTGAAGCCGACACAACCAATTCCTCCTGAAGTAACCGAAATCAACCACATCACCAACGAGATGGTCGCCAATGCACCGGCATGGCGTGATATTTTCCCAGAGGTGCTGGCGATAATCAGCATGCATAAATGGCTGGCGTGGAACTCTGATTTCGATGCTCGTATGCTGGACCAGACCTGCCGATGTACAGGGATTTACACCAATAAAAAAACGTATTTCGCTGCCCTCGTAACATCCCGGATTCACACTAGCCATATTGACGCAAAAGCAGTCTACGACCAGTGGTATGGAGAGTTCGACGAGAAGCGCAAAGCTTTCAAGCGTCAGAGCCTGACAACCGCAGCTGCGCGACACGGTGTATCAATGGAGGGAGCACATCGCGCCCTGGCTGATTGCAAGATGGTTCTGGCCGTTCTGCAAAAAGTCTGCGCCCCCGCTCTTCAACCGGAACGGGCTGCAAATAAAGAATTGCCACCCTGCCCGTTCTGTTATGGCCCGCCCTCTTTGTTCACTCAGTACCTTGAAGGGAAAAATTACGTACCTTTCTATCAGCCTGTGAATTACGGCGATGAAGGTCTATACGCTGGTTCTTTTGTTTTCTGCCATGAGTGTGGCGCACGGGGTGAAGAAATCGAAGGCCACGTCTACGACGATTCAGATATCGCCCAGCTTGAAGCGCAAGCAAGGAACGTCTGGTCTGATCGTGACGAACGCCACCGCTATCTGTATGTATCCAGCTAGGATGACAAATCATGAAACTGAAAATGTTTACACCTGATGGGTCGGTAATTGTCGAAAGCAACCTGGTAACGCAGTTCTATCCAGACCATGAAAGTGGCGGTGAGTTAACAACCATCGAAACAGTTTCCGCTACTGGTGAAACTTTCTCTGTGAAGGTTAAGCACTCATTTCATCAAGTGACAGGTGCGCTTGCCACCGCCTGGAGTGTTGACGAGAAGAAAGCCGAGCGAAGGGGGAGTGATGAATACGATTAAACCAGAAGGGCCTTTTATCCTCATGACGTTCGAGGGGGACGATATTCTTTTTGACGATCGCGGCATCGTGATGATGAACGGGAAGCCGAAATGGACAGGAGTTGCTCGCCTGTATTTTGAAAGGGATCTTGGCGAGCATAAAGCAAAATATTGGTCGCGAGATATCAAAGACGCGCGCACCTTCAACACGATAGATGAAGCGACAAAACAGCTTTGTAAACTGAAAAAACCGCACTTAATCCGGGTTCGCCGATTAGCCGTGAAGGGGGAGTGAGCATGGCTACAGATGAAATTCTGATGGTGAATCGCATCGGTCGTGCAGATGGAGATTATGGCTGCTACTGCCCTCACTGCGGGAAGCCAATGTTCTTCAGCGAAGATGATCTGGATGATGTTCGCGGTTCCCAATACCAGCACACTCGCGTGTTAAGCATCAGAACAGGCGAACGCTGTGATGGCTGGATAGAAGTTTCAACCGGCGCGAAGGTCTCCAAAATTATGTTTGACCAGGGCGAGGACTGACCCATGAGTACTATTACCAGAGAATGGCTACAGAAGACTATCGATGAGTTTGAGACCACTTGCGACGAGATCCCCTTCGGGATGGACGATGACGACGCGAAGATTCTGCAGGTGTTGAAATTGAAGCTTGCATCGATGGACTTTGCGCCAGTGGCAGAAGTTGTCTCGAAGCATGGTGACCCGGAGGCTTTCGGAGAACGTGAGTTAGCTCTTCGCACTGATATTCAAAAAATGCCATACGGAACGAAATTCTATACTGCCACGCCAGCGCCAAGCGCCGCCGTCGACGAACTGACTATGTTGGTTAAGCGATTAGCCTTCTCCCTTAGAAACGCCAAACCAGACAGCAAATTGCCCAGCGACGCTATGGCCTATTTGAGCAGAAAGGGGCTAATAAGCGTCGCGGATATACTGCGATGAGCAGCACCACAGCATGAGATTGAAAATGCTAAATAACAGTAAATCGACTGTATAAATACTGGTCAGAAAAGAAGAGTTTGCGCTGGATCATACTGCCAGCAGCAGAAGTTTGCGACTTTTGGCATCCCAAAAGTTTCCAAATATTTCTTATGGAGTGAACTGATGGCACTGACACCAGCACAAAGACAAAAGTTGCGCCGTGAGCGTTTGAAAGAGAATGGCACCCGCAGGCGGGATTGGATTCTGGAACCGGAAGAGCTGCGAATGCTTAGTGAAATTTGTAAGCAACGCCGTCCAGGTCGAGCGCCCTACTCTGAAAACGAGGTTATAGGGTTGCTAATCCGTAAGAATTACAAAGCGCTTCAGAAAACTCTGGTGGGAACGTGTCAGCGTTGTGGAAAACCGCTATCAGAAGTATCTGCGTGTCCATTTGATGGTGAAGGCTCGTGCCAGTTAACTACTGGCCGATTGAAGCTTGCTATTAAAACGTGACTGGTCACGAGGTTTAAAAATGGATAAAAAATCGTTGTTACTTGAAAAACTTCTGCTGCGGACCAAAGCCAGTTTGGCCGGTGGCGGGGATGGATTCATTTTTGCGTCAATGCTGGCGTTTGATGTGGGTCTGAGCACACGGACGGTTCGGGAAATGCTGGATGCCGCAGTGCGAAGTGGCGTCTTAGAAAAAAGGGAGCGAGGAACGGGTCGCGCGCACAAGTATCGGACAATTCAGTGAATTAGCTCAAAGATTTATTGAAAATTGACTGTATCGTTTGCGATAAGACCTGTAATTTTATACAGTATAAATAATGTTGGTAGAATAAATGGTAGACAATTCAATGGCGGATACAGTCGTATCAAGTTTTGGAAGACTCGATACCCAACTGAGCGATCTCGATGCGGTCCTGGGTTTGGTAGCGATGGCTATGACTTCTCCCGAAGCCAGCCTACACATGGACGAGGCAACGCGACTTATTTATATGTCGCGCCGGATAGTGAGTAAGTGTCGTACTTTAACCTGCGCCGAAGACCGTTGCTGCCACTCTGTTGAATAGTGAAAAGAAAAAGGTGAGGAGAACCCTCACCTTTTTCTTTGCTAATAGATAGCTTGGATGTTTATGTTAGCCCCGCATGCGTGGGCATATTTATTCAGAGTCTTCATACTGGCCCCCAGGGGGTTCCCTTCCAGCCGGCTAATTGCCGATGGGGTTATCCCCATCCTTTCAGCCAGGGCAGATTTACTCAAGCCCGCTTTTTCTCTCATTTCATAAAGCATTTCGACCAGTGCCAGTTCTTTATCTGCTTCCTGATAACCCCGGATGGCCTCCGGGGTGTTGAGCAGTTTGTCTTTAACCTGGTTGAATGGGATGCCTTTTACTTTCATTAGTTCATCTCCTTCAGGCGCGTTCTTGCGGTGTCTATTGCCCCTGGTGGGGTTTTCTGCGTTTTCTTAACAAATGCGTGTAATAGATAAATTTCTTTGCCAACCGCGTAAGCGTACAGCGTTCTCGCGATGTTTTTGTCCCCTACCCTTAGTTCGAATAGCCCCCCGCCGATAACGCGGCTATGTGGCATTTTCAGCTTACCGTCCTTTTCCAGTCTCTCGATCAGCCGGGTCATGCGACCGCGTAGCTGATCAGGTAGTTCTTGCAGCTCATCCAGCGCAGCCGGGTGGGTTATCACGTTAAACATAGTATAGCCTCCTGATATGGAAAATATACCAAAAAAGTAATTTTCTCGCAATATGAAAATTTCACTAAAAAGTGAAAAATAACACTGGATGTGTTTATCGGGCAGAGTTACAGTTCGTGTCGTTGAGAGGGGAAGGCCCCATAACCACATGAATTTGGAGAAAATTATGAACTATCAAGGTAACGAAAAAATGCGTCAGGACGCGGCGGAAATTTCTAACGAACTGTATGAGTTATGGCAAAAGGTAAAACGTTTCGAGCGTGATTACAGTTTCAACAGCAAGGACCTGACAGACCGCCTGGCTGGGCGTCTGATCGGCACGATGGAGCCAAAACTGGCAGAACTGAATAAATTCATGGCCGATGTTGATTACCAGTTTGAAGATTAAGGAGTAGCGCGGTGAACGTTAAAGAGATTCGGCAGAATATGACTGAAGCAGCATTGAGTGTAGAGGCTGTAATGCGTGGGCATCCACGCATTAGCTTGAAAGAGTTAAGCGATGCCTGTCGCATTAGTCAGGTATCGGTTGAATTTATCGTTGAGCAGATGGTTTGTCTCGGTGTTGCGCGGCGCAGTTCTTTCGGACGGTACTCACTCACCGTTGAGTATAAAAACGGAATCTTCTGAGAGTGTGCGACCACGGTCGCACAGAATAAGAAACGAAAAAGGTTGGCAAAACAGCCATTTTTAGGTATCGTTTTTCTAAGTTGGGTTATTTGCGCCTGACTTCCGAATAACCGCCTCCGGGCGGTTTTTTTGTACCTGAAAAGTGGGCGCAGGGAAGGTTGCAGCCCTCCCTGCGGTCAACCCATCGTAGCTATAGGTCGAACCCGAAGCCCACCGCGAATGCGCATCGCCGGGACAGCTTAACCAGGCCAACCAATAATAGCCATGTATAAACAGCTCGAAATTAAAGACGCACGACTCGTTTGTGCAGATTCTCTCCAGTTCATAAAAACACTGCCGGATAACTCAGTCGATTTAATAGCAACAGACCCGCCTTATTTCCGTGTGAAGTCCAACAGTTGGGACAATCAGTGGCCAGATGAATCGGCGTTCCTGGCATGGATTGATGAATACCTTAGCGAGTTTTGGCGTGTACTGAAACCTAACGGCAGCATGTATATATTTTGCGGCCCACGCCTTGCCGCTGATATAGAAATTCTGACGCGACAACGCATGAACGTCCTGAACCATATCATTTGGTCAAAACCCAGCGGCATGTGGAAGCGACAAAATAAAGAAAGTCTTCGCCAGTTCTTCCCTGCCACCGAACGGATCATCTTTGCTGAACATTATGGTGCAAATGGATATGCAAAAGGTCAGTCCGGTTATGCGTCAAAGTGTGCTGACCTGCATAAAGAAACATTCGCGCCATTGATTGAATACTTCGCCAGAGCACGGCGGGAGTTAGGCGTCTCTGCTGCTGAGATAAATTCAGCAACAGGCAAGCAGATGTGTAGCCATTGGTTTTCGGCGTCGCAGTGGCGTCTGCCTGGGGCAGAGGATTACGCAAAGCTGTACGACTTGTTTTCCCGTAAAGCTCATGAACAGGGCGTTCCTTGCCCCTTTGATCGTGACTATGGCGACGTCAGCTGCGGGTATGAAGGTTTAAAACAGAATTATGCCGAAGTTAAAACGCAGTACGACAGCCTGAAAGCTGAATATGAAAACCTGCGTCGTCCTTTCTCCGTTACCGCCGCCGTTCCTTACACAGACGTGTGGGAGTTTGCGCCGGTGCAGTATTACCCTGGCAAACATCCATGCGAAAAACCTGCGGCATTGATGGAACACATTATTAAAAGCAGCAGCCGCCCTGGCGATGTTATCGCTGATTTTTTTATGGGGTCGGGACGAACGATTAAAGAGGCTCTGAAATTAGGGCGAAAGGCAATAGGCGTTGAAATTGAAGAAGAACGCTTTTTGCAAACAACAAACGAAGTCAGGGAAGCAATAGAGTAACCATGTGGGACAACGGTCCCACTCTTATTTGCTATCTGGCGATCTACACACAGGAAAATCAGATGGCAACTAATTCTACAACAATTAGCACCGCAGCTTTGACTGTGGTGCTGAGCGTTGCCAACAAGCTGCGCCCGGATGAGTGGCTGGCAGTCGGCGTTTTCGTCGGTATTATCGGCACGATCCTTTCATTGCTTATAACAGCTTACGTTAAATTCAGCATGCTCAATGATGCGCGAAAAGCGGAACAGCGTCGTTTTGATTTGCTGAGCAAAACTATTACAAATACGCAGTCGTTAGAGTTGCTACGGGAAATGGTGGAGAACAAAAAACCATGAGCCTGAAAAAAGCAGCGGCGGCCTGTGCTGTTAGCGCAATGATTGCTTTTGTCTTGGCTAACGGGAAAGTACGCACAAATAAAGATGGCTTAGAAATAATCGGCAATGCTGAAGGATGCCGCCGTGATCCTTATGTGTGCCCAGCGGGAAAATTGACTGACGGTCTTGGCAATACGCATAACGTTAAACCCGGTGTACGCAAAACAGATAAGCAAATTGCAGATGAATGGCAGGCTAATATCCTGATTGCTGAAAATTGTATTGACCAGAATTTCAGAGGGCAGGACATGCCCGTGGATTCGTTCAGTGCAATGACATCAGCAGCGTTCAATATGGGATGTCCATCGCTGATGACATATTACAGCCCCACGAAAAAGTTACGGCTTGAAACGTCGATCCACAAATACGCTCAGGCAGGCAATTGGGTAATGATGTGTCGCCATCTACCCGACTTTGTTAACGCCGGGGGCGTTCCTTTAGCTGGTTTGAAATTGAGACGTAATAGAGAAATGAATCTGTGCCTGCGAGGTGCGTATGCGAAATAAGGTTTACCTCTTAATCTTTATCTTTTCGTTAATAACCATTGTCATATTAATCGCCTTGTTTTCCCACAGCCAAATAGCGCTCTCGCAACTGGAGAGCGACAACGCGGTTCTGCGCTCAGACAATAGTCTCCAGAGTGAAACAATAGTTACTCAGTCTCTGACCTTCAATCGCGCTAATAAGGCGTCACTCGAGACAAACCGGCTTAATTCCCTAATCGGGGCAAAAAGTGAAACGACAGTTATCCAATACAGAGAGATTCTGAAACGTGAGAAAACGTGCGATTTGCTTGTTCCTGCTTATATCACTGACGGGTTGCTCGAAGAGACAAACCGTTTACGTGCCAGCGCAATGTATGCCGCTGCCGGTGGAGTTAACGAAATCAGTTATCCCACCATTACCGCCAGCCAACTGACGTACTGCCAGGCTGTACTGTGGATTCATCCTTTGCTGGCAACTATTGAACAGGCCAATAACCAACTGGCTGCGATTAGACAAATAGAGGAGAAACTAAGTGGCGAAAATTAAACTCACCGCAGGACAAATTCAAGCGCTGGCGAAATTAGCAGAAGAAGAGGGCCAGCCTGAATACACAGTTTGTCATGGTCAAATTCCGGGTTTCGACGATTTTCCAGATTACGATGGTTTGATTGCGTTCTCTGGTTCAGAAGAGCATAGCGTCCTGGCCCTGGATGATACAGGGCACGGCGATATCAAATGAAAATTTATATCGCAGGGCCAATGACGGGGCGTGAAAATTTTAATCGTGATGCATTCAATAAAGAAGCGGAGCGCCTGACGCGTCACGGCCATATCGTTCTTAATCCGGCGAGTCTTCCTGGCGGGATGGAACAGTGCGAATACATGGATATTTGTTTTGCCATGCTTCGCTGCGCTGATGCCATTCTGATGCTTCCAGGTTGGCAGGCTTCTTCCGGTGCTACTGCGGAATACCATTACGCCTACAAGATGGAATTGCCTGTTTATTCAACCCTGCATTACCCACCAGTAGCAAATTGACGCTTTCGTGCGACCACGGTCGCACGCTTTCCCATTCTCATTGACATGAGCGTTGCTGCGTAACGGGTTCATAGCCCAACCTGCGCGGGCCTATAGCGCTCATGTCAATGAGGACGCAACTGCCGCTGAAGAGCTGGCCAGCGTAACAGACTGCCGGAGATAAGCGCCGGGGCGTTGCGCTCTTCATCATGCGACCACGGTCGCACGGGTGGCTCTCACCCCCGTCAATGCGATTCATTATTGTTTGCGGGTCCTTCTGGGCCTCTGCGTCGACTACGGGGCTTTAGACCCGCAGCAATCCGCGATTTACGAAAATTTTGAAAATGAGGTTGTTGTTTAATTATTGCTGAAAACAGGTGAGGAAAAATGCCCGTTTTATTGAATAAATCTGACATGGCTTCCTCGCTGGGTATTTCGGTTCAGGCTTTTGACAAATGGGGCGTGAAACCAGCTGAGCGCCGAGGCCGAGAGGTTCTGTTTGACGTTCGTTCTGTCGTCGATAATCGCGTTGAACATCAGAGCCGAAAACTACAACCGACGCAACAAGGCGACGATGATGATGGTGTAAATATCGACTTTGAGCGTTGGCGATTGGTTCGTGCAAATGCTGATGCCGCAGAGTTGGCTAACGAGAAAAAGCGCCGAGAGGTAGTAGAAACCGCATTTTGTACATTCGTGTTATCGAAAGTTTCCGCCGAGATATCCAGTATCCTGGACGGCATCCCTCTGTCGATGCAGCGACGGTTCCCCGAACTGGAGAATCGACACATCGAGTTTTTGAAGGGGGATGTGATAAAGGCAATGAATAAAGCAGCGGCACTGGATGAACGGATTCCGGGGTTATTGAATGACTATATCGACCAGTCAGGTAGCTAACCTGAAGATAGCAGTAAAAGCTGGTCTGAAGTCACTGCATCGCCCGGAGCCGCTTACAGCCGTCGAATGGGCCGATGCGCATTACTACCTACCGAAAGAGTCAGCATACCAGGAGGGCCGTTGGGAGACGTTGCCTTTCCAGCGCGCAATCATGAATGCGATGGGCAGCGATCATATCCGTGTCGTTAACGTCATTAAATCGGCGCGTGTAGGGTACTCAAAAATGCTTCTCGGCGTTGTTTCTTACTTTATTCAGCACAAACAGCGAAATGAATTATTGTGGTTGCCAACAGATGGCGATGCTGAAAACTTTATGAAATCGCACGTAGAACCTACGATTCGTGATGTTCCATCATTGCTGGCGTTAGCGCCGTGGTATGGGAAAAAACATCGAGATAATACGCTTTCCATGAAGCGATTCTCTAATGGCCGTGGATTTTGGTGTCTGGGTGGTAAAGCAGCAAAAAACTATCGCGAAAAATCTGTTGATGTAGTTGGCTTCGATGAGTTAGCGGCATTTGATGCCGATATTGAGAAGGAAGGTTCCCCTACATTCTTGGGTGATAAGCGTATAGAGGGGTCGGTTTGGCCCAAATCAATCCGTGGCTCCACGCCAAAATTGCGAGGGACATGCCAGATTGAACGTGCGGCAAAAGAATCAGGGCATCTGATGCGTTTTCACGTTAAATGTCCTCATTGTGGCGATGAGCAGTTTCTTAAGTTTGGCGACCGGGATACATCGTTTGGATTCAAATGGGAACCTGACCAGGCAGATACGGTTTATTACCTCTGTGAGCATAACGCCTGTGTTATTAAGCAACATGAGCTGGATTATTCGGATGCGCGTTACATTTGCGAATTAACAGGCATATGGACCCGAGATGGCCTTCGGTGGTTTTCATCATCAGGCGCGGAAATTGACCCGCCGGAAAGCGTAACGTTTCACATCTGGACGGCTTACAGCCCATTCACGACCTGGGTTCAGATTGTCAAAGATTGGTTCAAAACGAAGGGCGATACAGGCAAGCGGAAAACGTTCGTTAATACCACACTTGGGGAAACGTGGGAGGCCGCAGTGGGCGAACGCCCGGATGCCGCCATTCTGGAAGAGCGAAAAGAGCTGTTCGACGCACAGGTTCCTGATTGGGTTGCTTACATAACGGCAGGCATTGACTCTCAACTTGATCGGTATGAAATAAGAGTTTGGGGTTGGGGGCCAGGTGAAGAATCTTGGCTTATCGACAGAATCATCGTTATGGGTCGGCACGATGAGGAATCGACGCTGCTGCGTGTGGATGAGGCTATCAATCGCCGATACTCTCGGAAAAGTGGTACCGAAATGTCGATATCTCGTATTTGCTGGGATATCGGCGGTATCGACCCGGAAATCGTCTATAAGCGCTCCCGTAAACATGGTTTGTTCCGTGTTATTCCGATTAAAGGGGCATCGGTGTATGGCAAACCGATTGCCGACATGCCGCGTAAACGCAACAAAAATGGTGTTTATCTGACGGAAATAGGTACTGATACCGCGAAAGAAATTATCTACCACCGTTTTACCCTTATTCCTGAACCAGGCGTTCCTTGCGCCGGCGCGGTTCACTTTCCCAATAATCCTGATGTTTTTGATTTATCAGAGGCGAGCCAACTGACGGCGGAAGAACTCATTGAAAAATGGGAGAACGGTAAACAGCGGTATCTCTGGGATAATAAAAAAAGGCGAAACGAAGCGCTGGACTGTTTTGTCTATGCGCTAGCTGCGCTGCGCATCAGCATTTCTCGTTGGCAAATAAACTTAACCGCCTTGCTTGAGTCCCTGCAGAGTGAATCGAAAGCTGCAGAAGAACAAAGCATGGCTGATTTCGGCAAACTTCTCGGAGGAGAGTAATGGCAACACAATCCGATCTGGATTCGGCCCGGAAAGCGCTGCACGAGCTGCTCACCGGGAAACGAGTCGCATCGATACAAAAAGATGGACGTAAGGTCGAGTTTACAGCGACAAACGTTTCCGAATTAAAGCAGTACATCATAGAGCTGGAGCTAAAGCTGGGGCAACTTAGTCGGCGGGGGCGTCCAGCGGGAGTTTATGCATGAATGAGCTGGCGCTGCTCGGCCCGGATGGGCAAACACCGTTGCGGGAATATGCGAGTTATCACGGCGGTGGTCAGGGTTTTGGTGGACAGTTAAGAGACTGGAACCCGCCGAGCGAAAGTGCAGATGCCGCGCTGCTGCCGACTTTTGAGCGTGGAAATGCGCGAGCGGATGACCTGGTTAGAAATAATGGATTTGCCTCCAACATCATCCAGTTGCACCAGGATCACATTGTTGGCTCGTTTTTCCGGTTGAGCTATCGTCCGAACTGGCGCTATCTCGGTATCCCGGAGGTGGAGGCCAGAGCGTTTGCCCGAGAGGTTGAAGATGCCTGGTGGGAATATGCTGAAGATGACCACTGTTATCTCGATGTTGAGCGGAAGCGCACGTTCACGATGATGATCCGTGAAGGTGTGGCGATGCACGCATTTAATGGTGAGTTGTTTACGCAGCCCTGTTGGAATGCGAGCCAAAACGCTCTGTTCAGAACACAGTTTAAAATGATTAGTCCCAAGCGCATCAGCAATCCGAACAATGGGATGGATAGCCAAACTCTCCGCGCCGGCGTGCAGATTGATAAAAATGGGGCAGCGGTTGGATATTACGTCAGCAATGATCCATATCCGAACTGGACGATGGAAAACTGGCAATACATTCCGCGCGAGCTGGCGAATGGCCGTCCAGCAATGATCCATATTTTTGAACCACGTGAAGATGGTCAAAGCAGGGGCGCTAATCAGTTTTACAGCGTTATGGAGCAGATGAAAATGCTCGATACACTCCAGCAAACGCAGCTGCAGAGTGCAATCGTCAAAGCGATGTATGCGGCGACGATTGAAAGTGAGTTAGATACCGAGTCTGCGATGACTTTCCTCTTGGGATCTGATGATAAGAATGTTGATCCTGGCATATCCAAACTGCTGAAACAAATGGCGGCGTACTATCATACGGCGCAGATAAAACTGGGCGGTACGAAGATTCCGCACTTGTTCCCAGGTGACTCGTTGAATTTGCAATCGGCTCAGAATGCAGACAATGGGTTCTCGGCGCTGGAGCAATCCTTGCTCCGTTATGTCGCAGCCGGTACTGGGGTATCAAACGAACAACTCTCCCGCAACTATACCCAACTCAGCTATTCAACTGCGCGGGCCAGCGCGAATGAATCTTGGTGTTACTTCATGGGACGTCGCAAGTTTATCGCGTCCCGCCAGGCCAGCCAGATGTTTATGTGCTGGCTGGAAGAGGCCATTGCACGGCGTGTTGTTCGTCTGCCAGCCAGAGCACGTTTTTCTTTCCCCGAAGCACGTAATTCCTGGGCGCGGAGTGAATGGATCGGAGCTGGCCGTCTGGCCATAGACGGACTGAAAGAGGTTCAGGAAGCAGCGCTGCTCATTGAGTGTGGTCTGAGTACTTACGAAATTGAATGTGCTAAACGTGGCCTGGATTATGAGGATGTTTTCGCACAGCAAGTTCGTGAAACAGTCGAACGCCGCCAGTCAGGATTGGCTCCGCCGAGCTGGGCAGCAGAACTGAGGGCAAATATGAATACCAAATCGGAAGATAAAGAGGAGGAGGCAGCGAATGCAAAAGCTGCGTAATTTGCCCCACATTGCCAGCATGGCATTTAACGAACCGCTGTTACTGGAACCTGCCTACGCGCAGGTTTTCTTTTGTGCGTTAGCTAGGGAAATGGGCATTTCTACGGTACGTGGCCCTGATGGATCAGAACTGGGCATTGGTTCGGAACTCGCTGCTTGGGGTGACGATGACGACCGCGACGATAGCCCTAGTCGTAGCTATCAGGTCATTGATGGTATCGCGGTGGTTCCGGTATCCGGGACCTTGGTAACGAAGATGGGTAGCTTGCGGCCATATTCTGGCATGACGGGGTACAACGGTATCGTAGCGCGTTTGAACCAGGCGCTGAGCGATAGCACCGTTAACGGAATTCTTCTCGATATGGATACACCTGGCGGAATGGTATCTGGTGCTTTTGATTGCGCCGACATGGTTGCTCGGATGCGTGAGATAAAACCCATTTGGGCATTAGCGAACGATATGAATTGTAGCGCCGGTCAGTTGATCGCCAGTGCCGCGAGTCGTCGTTTAATAACCCAAACAGCACGGACTGGTTCAATTGGTGTGTTGATGGCACATAGCAACTATGCCACAGCGCTGAAACAGCAGGGAGTCGAGATAACGTTGATTCATAGCGGGGATCATAAAGTTGACGGAAATCCGTATGAAAAACTGAAACCAGAAATTCGTGATCGTATCCAGCGTCAGATTGACGCCACGCGGCAGATGTTTGCCAGCAAAGTGGCAGCATATACCAGCATGAGCGTGGCTGAAGTGCTGGCGACAGAGGCGGCGGTGTATACCGGTGCTGAAGCGCTTGAAGCAGGCCTCGCTGATGAGATGGTCATTAACTCAGATGCCATCGCGGTTATGCGGACGGCCATTAAGTCGAAACAAACAATAACTTTTGGAGGACCTATGTCCGGGAATACAACACCTGGCGCTCAGGCAGAAAATGCTGGCGCTGAAAATACCACGCAGACGGCGGCAGCCGTCGTAGTTACGCAGCCAGCAACAGCTGCTCTTGCTCCTGTATCTGGAGTCGCGGCAGATGCTGTTCGTGCTGCCGTTTTGGCGGAGCAACAGCGCATCATGGGGATTATTGGTAGTGATGAAGCCAACGGGCGTGAAGTCCTTGCTAAAGAGCTGGCTAATACCCCAGGAATGACCGTTGAATCGGCAAAGCGTCTGATGGCCACAGTGCCTCTAAGCGCCCAGGCCCGTACTGAAACTAGCTTGGATACGCTGATGAAAGACTCTCCGGCAGCAGCCTCACCGGGTGCCGGAGCGGCTCAGGATGATGACGATTTAATGTGTATCCCGGTTTAAGGAATAAAAAATGCTTTTAGAAAAGTTTGAGTTTTACCAGCCTGCAGCCGGAAGTGATCCGGTACATACAGCAAAAGGTCCTTGCTCGCTGGATGCTGATATTGCCCCACTTACACCAATCATGCTGGAGCCTGTTAACGGTGTATTGGTTCCGTGGGATGGGCAGGCGGCAGGAACGGCATGCGGTCTGTCTGCGTTGAATACGGTAGCAGGCTCTTCCTCGCTAACTTATTTCAAAAGCGGGACCTGGCGCTATGAAGATATTGTTTGGCCAGAAGCTGATGAGTTGACCGAAGCGAAAAAACGTAACGCGTTTGTGGGTACTCAACTCAGTGTTGCGTAAGTACGATCATCAATATTAAACAGGCCGCAAAAGCGGCCTTTTTTACAGGAAAATTTATGTCTTTCTATACGACCCGCAAACTTGCAGCGGTTACAACGTCGAAGTTTAAGTTCGACCCGTTGTTTCTGCGTATTTTCTTTCGGGAGACTTTCCCCTTTGATACCGAAATGGTGGATTTGACGAAAATCCCTGGTGAAGTCGATATGGCGGTTTATGTTTCCCCGACCGTTAGCGGCGAAGTAATCAAATCGCGCGGTGGTCTGCGTACTCAGTTCAAACCTGGTTATGTGAAGCCTAAGCATGAAGTTAATCCCAGTATGACGATCAGCATGTTGCCGGATGAAACCCCCGAACAGCTGTCCGATCCTGCGTATCGTCGCAAGCGTATCATCATGAACAACCTTAAAGATGAAGAGCTGGCCATCCAACAGATCGAAGAGCGTCAAGCAGTGGATGCTGTGCTCAAAGGTAAATACATCATGGAAGGGGATGATTTTGAATCTGTAGAAGTTGATATGCAGCGTTCGGATAAGAACAACATCCTGCAAGCTGGCGATGCGGCATGGACTAAGCAGGATAAAAAAACTTTCGATCCAACAGATGATATTAACGCCTATGCCCTTAATGCCAGCGGAGCGACGAATATCATCGTCTTTGATCCATTGGGGTGGGCGTTGTTCAGTAGTTTCGACGCGGTGAAGGCTAAGCTGGATAGTCGCCGAGGCTCAAACGCTGCGCTCGAGACAGCTCTTAAAGATTTAGGGCAGGCTGTTTCGTATAAAGGAATGTACGGTGATGTGGCCATCGTTGTTTACGCTGGCCAACACATCGTGAAGGGGGTGAAAAAGAATTATCTGCCGGCATTGACGATGGTGCTTGGCAATACCCAGGCACGAGGCCTCCGTACCTACGGTGGCCCACAGGATATCGAGGTCATCGGCGAGGGAGTGACAAAAGGTAAGCGCTTCCCGAAGAACTGGGTACAGAAAGGTGATCCGGCACGCGAGTACACAATGACGCAATCTGCGCCGTTGATGCTCCTGGCCGATGCTGATGAGTTTGTCAGTGTACAGTTGGCGTGACAATAACAGGCTCCTTCGGGAGCCTTTTTTATAGGTGATTTTGATGGCTGTAAAAAATAAAAATGAACTGTTGGCAGAACTGGCAGTTCTGGCAACAAAATTAGGGCGTGAAGTTCCGACTACCGGCACCAACGAAGACTTGGCCGCGCTTATCGCTGAATGGACCGAGGAGCTGGCTGATTATTCTCTGGATACTGATTCTGCCAGCGATGGTACCGTGGTTTTTACTGCGCGACAGACGCTGCATATTAATGCGCTAGCCGTAGATAGCGATACGGTTATTCCAGTTGTTATTAAAGGCGCTAGCGCGCGTATCGATGCCAAACTTGCTGAGATGCTGGCCGAGAAAAAACTGATAACGCTGGGGTGATATGAACAGTTTCGACAGCTTATTCGATGAAGCGATGCAGATAGCCGATAGCACGATCATGGATGAACTGGCCGCACCGTACACTCTGGTGCTAAAGAATGGTGCGAAACTTGATATCCGGGCGATTTACGATACACAACTGCAGCCAGCAGCGGGGAATAACAGTGGTACTAATCCGCGAAACATCGATGCGGCGTATGAAAACGGTCTCCTGACAGTTTTAGGAGAGCGTCTTGATCGTGATTTGATACATGGTGCAACAGTCTCTACAAAGTTCGGCGTAAAGACCATTGCTCAAGTCCTGTACCCGGACGCGACTACAACAACCTTGGTCCTGGCTATGCCAGCCGGCAATGCATTGCCGCCAGGGAGCGGAGTGAGGTTCACCAAATGAGCAGTAGCATGGTCTATATGCAGATGGACGAAGAGCAGATCGACAATGTGCTGGCGTTATTTTCTGATCTCGATGCCAGGGTGATAAAACTGGCTTATAACCGGGCGCTACGCCGCACGGAGGCAACAGTGAAGCAACTGGCGGCACGTATGATGCGTGACCGCCTGCAACTTAAAGCTGGTCTGCAAAAGCGGATTAAAGGTCGCATCCATGCGTATATAAAATCCAGCGACTCTGCCGAAGAAATGAAATTTTGGTTTGGTCTGAATGACCTGGACCCGTTGATGTTTCGTGGTGGCGCAAAACGGGTCCCTGGTGGGCTAATGATTCGAGGTTCCTACTATGAGCGCGCGTTCGTCGCTGTGATTCATGGTAAGAAGAAGGTTATGCAACGTGCCGGTGCGGCCAGGAATCCAATAGAACGTCTGATGTTACCGATTAGCGACGAGATGATAGTTGCGTTAGAAGATGAAATTTTTGTCGCTATTCCCGATATTTTCCTGCGTCATTTCGAAACGGATCTGCGGGGCCGAGTGAAGTCGAATGAATGGAAAAACGGCTGGACTGATAGGCACATGTCAGCGGCAGCCGGTTCAATAGGAGGCTGGTAATGGGGATCATGATTGAAGCAGCCAGCCAGTTTTACGAAAAGATAGAAGCTGGTCTGCGTAAAAAATTAGTCGAGAGTATCTTGGTTGCCGGCTACGACGATATCAACCGGCCTGAAATTAAAGGGCCGACCGTACTAATCCAATTTGAGGATGCGCATCCGGGGCGTCGTAGCTCAACTGGGCGTTATTGCCATGTTCAGACGGTCACTGCGCATTGTGTTGTACCAACATCAGCGCCGCGAGCGGTGCTCCTTGCGACGGATTTAGCGTTTGAAGTTGAGCGCATTGTTGACGGCAATAATTGGGGGATCTCGCCTGAATGTTGTGGCCAGCCTGATATTCAGGTTAATGGTGATACCTCCTTTTTGTTTGGCTGGGATGGTGTTGAAGCACGAGGTGTTCAATGGCAGCAGAATATCTATCTCGGCGCGGATTATTTTGATGCTGACGAAGAACGCGCCGGCATCCGGCTGGCGGTAAACCCGCAACACCCTGATAAGCCTGGTGAATACCATCCATTTCCCCCTGACAGGGGCGGGGAGGGCTGATGCTTGAAGGGTTGCTGAGAATGCACTTGGCTCCGATTCATGAGGCCCTTGCAGAACTTCATGATGCTGCTGAAGAAAACAGGCGGCAGGGGAATAACCTTATCGCCAAAGGTGTAGTGGAATCGGTTGTGGAGGGACGGCGGATTGTCGTTGCTATAGGTGAAAATAAAACTCCTCCGATTCAGTTTTTTGTGCCGGCAGCGGGAAACGTTACTGACTATCGATGCCCTTCCCCAGGAGAAATTGCCATAGTGCTGAATTTTGGCGCAGGTGATGACTTTGGATCGAGTATCGCACTCTGCGGGGTGGAGTCGGGGGCATTTCCGTACCCCACTAATGACCCCAATATCACCATGACTAAATATGGTGATAATGCCTATACAAAAGTCGATCTCACCACTGGCGCAATGGAAATCCACGCCGCAGGCGGTGTGACTTATGTCGATACTCCATTTGTTAAAAACAAAGACGGTGAGATGGCCGATAAAGTCAGAACGATGGCTGCAGATCGTGAAATCTTTGATGGCCATAACCACCCTGGCGATAGCGGTGGTCAGACGAAAGAACCGAACCAGAAACAAGGGGGTTAAATGCTCGGAATGGACCGACGAACGGGCCGGGCCATTGACGATACAGAGCAACTGATATCCCGACTGGCCCAAGTCATGACTACTCCGAAGGGTGCCCGAAACCGTGTTAGAGACTTCGGATCTGATGTCCCCAAATATTTCTCCGCAAATTTAAATCCCACTACAGCCCTTTTAATGAAATCAGCGGCGTTCTCGGCTCTGAAAGAGCCAGTCAACGGCATGCTGGACTTCGACTGCAGCAAAATAACAATCCAGCCGACGGAAACGGGCTGTTTAATGCAGTTTGCGGGCAAGTTTAACGGGAAAACGACAACAGTGAGTGTGCCGCTAAATGTTTAACCCATTAACTGATCGCCTGCCAGTCCCTGATGCGCTGACCGTCACCGGCGCAACGGCCCGCTTGCCTGAATTGAAAGAGGCGCTACTTGCAGAGGTTGAGAAACTTCGCCCTGCAGACGTCGAAGCGATTACCGAGACGCTGGAAAATAACGCTGAAATGCTGGTTGTGTTGCTGCAGGCTATGTCGCAGGTCATTACCTCTCGCGAGAGGCGGGCTAACTGGCAGCTTCAGCAATTACTGGTTTTATGGGCCAAAGGCAGCAATCTGGATGCTCGCTCGGCAGAAATGGGTGTTACCCGGCAAGTTATTACGAAAGGCGATCCTAACGCATTTCCTCCCATCGAAGACGTGATGGAAAGTGACGATGATCTGCGTTTCCGCGCACTTCTGGCACCCTACGGGTTTGCAACAACGGGGAGCCGCACGGCGTATCGGTTCCATGCAATGACGCTCGGCGAAAAGCCGACAGTGACGATCGAGTCACCATCTGCCGGCACGGTTACGGTAACGTATAAGTTCCCTGAAGCGTCGCCGACAGCGAGAGTTCGTGATGCCAGCCCAAGAATGGAAGCCCCGGAGACAGGCAGGGTCGGTGTCTGGATATTATCGCGGGAAGCGGAAAACGGAGTCCCCAGCGAGGAATTGCTCTCCACAGCAGAAAAATACCTGAACCGGGATGACGTCGCGCTGGAAAGTGATGAAATCACGACCTACCCAGCGGAACCACTGGAGTACAAGGTAAAAGCAGTTCTGCACGGTAAAAACACCCCGGACGGCCAGATTGATCTTGATGCGATAAAGACCACAGTCGAAACCTACACCCGCAACGCGCAGCGCCTTGAGGGAAGCATTGATATCTCCATCCTGTATTACCTGCTGCAGTCAGCGCAAAGCGTCGTAAAAGTCGATTTGCTGGAGCCTACAAAATCGGTGGAAGCCAGTTACAGACAAGCGCCGTACTGTACAGGCGTGGAGCTGGAGATTCAGTATGACTGACGATCGTTCCCTTCAGCCTGATAACCGTTCTGGCCTGCAAACAGCTCTGGAGAAAATTCTGGATAATGCGATGGCCACAATCGAAGCAGAGGCTCCGTTTCGAACCCTTCTGTTTCCAATGCAGGCTCCTAAGCAGTTTTTGCCGTCGCTGGCGATAGAGCGTGGTGTTCAGGATTGGGCGGCAACGGATACCGAGAATGCGATCAGGAATACGGTAGCAAATGGCCTGATTATTCAGTCCCGATCGTGTACCCGGAATGGTATAGCTCAGGCTCTTATAGCGCTGGGTTTTGATGCCCGTGTCACCAGAAGTGGCCCGTATTCAATCAGCGTGGTTGCCAGCCTTAGTGATCAGCCGCTTGATGGTAAAACCAGTAAACGAGTCGGTGATCGCATATCCACATATAAAGCGGAGCGGGACAGTGTTTCTCTGACGATGGTCCGTAAGGCATCTATTTCTGGCCGTGTTGGTATAGCAACAAGAACCGGCCAGGTAATCCGAGTCCCTTATTACTCACCTGGGGCATTAAGCGTATCTGTTAGTCCTTTAGCAGGCGTCGCTAATCGCCAAATAAGATACCTGAAAGTAAGAGTGGAATAATATGGCTAGGCAGTATTACGGAATATTAACGACTAAAGGGCGCGCCCTTTATGCAAATGCGTTGTTATTAAATCAGGATGTTAATCTTAGCGAAATGGCAATTGATGATACCGTTAATTTTTTGCCAGATGAAAAACTTGAGTCATTACCGTCAGAAGTTTATCGCGCTGAATTAAACTCGCTGGAAAAAGACGATGATAACGACGAGATGGTTATTGCCGAGTTGGTAATACCATCGCAACGTGGCGGTTTTTATTGTCGTGGTTTTGGTCTTTATACGGATACCGGAATATTGTTCGCCGTTGGCAGTCTGGCTGAAACATACAAGGCTACTGAAGACGAGGGCAGCGGGGGAGAACTGGTCATCCAGGCTGATATCGTTGTGACGAACACAGCGGCATTAGTGTTGAAAGTTGACCCGACGACTGTTCTTGCTACACGCGAAACCGTTGACAGAGCTATCGCTGCGCATGAAGCCAAACTGGACCCTCATCCACAGTATGCGCCGAAAAACAGCCCTACACTCACGGGCATACCAAAGGCTCCAACGCCCGCAGAAGGTAATAATACTACGCAGATCGCTACCACAGCTTTTGTGCAAGCAATAGCGACGGCACTGAACACCGCACTGGCGCTCAAAGCTCCGCTAGCCAGCCCTGGGCTGACCGGGACACCGACAGCGCCTACGGCGGCACAATCGACGAACAACACGCAAATTGCGACGACAGCTTTTGTTAAATCAGCTATCGCTGCACTTGTTGCGTCATCGCCGGCAGCGCTCGATACGCTGAATGAACTGGCTGCTGCGCTGGGTAATGATCCTAATTTTGCCACGACAATGACCAATGCGCTTGCCGGAAAGCAGCCGTTGGACAGCACGCTGACAAACCTTAGCGGAAAGGACGTCGCCGGGCTTCTCTCATACCTTGGTTTAGGGGAAGCGAAGTATGTAACCAGTCGGGGGAGTAATGCTAATGGCGCATGGGTAATCTGGTCAGACGGTGCTATTGACCTCTATGGACGAACGCCGACAATCGCCGATGGGTTAGCAACCGTAACTTACCCAATCACTCTGCCAAGAGTGGGCCACTACATTTCTATGGCTGAACGTCTTTCTTCAGATTCGGGGTCTTCTGTTCAACAGGTTCACGTATCCATGATTCTTGATAACACCATATCAACCAGCGGATTTAAGGCTCGATGTCAGATGGTTACCGGAGCCACTTCGAGCAACGGTTTTTCGTGGCGTTTGTATTGCCCACCAAATTAAACAGGGGATTTAGCTGTGAGATATTTCAATCCGGTAACGATGACGGAAGTATTACCTGGTTTTCATGATATGGCGGGTGCTATTGCTCTACATGACGATAACTGGTTTTTCACAACATCAGAGATACCTGACGGCATGGAACTCGCCGTTAATGATAACGGCGAGCCAGTACTTATTGATACTACTGAACGGGAGGAATAGGCCAGTCGATATTTGATGCGCTGGAGGTATCAACAGATTCCAGCGCATCCAGATAATCAAGCCACAGGCCGTATCGCTTCAGTTCATCGCCCTTAAGACGCCCCAACGCAGCTTTCCCAGGCCATTGCCTGCTGTTCATATATTCGTTAGCCTGGTTGATACGTTCTTGCTTTTCAGCATCGGCAGCCGCGACAAGTTCTTCATGCGTTGGTTCGGGTTTATCAATCCACATAGGAAATCCATCACCCCCAGCAGACCTTATTTTCCCTACAGGTGGCTCAGCCATAAATTCTTTTGCAATATCATTTGGAACTTCAATCCCATCATCAGGCCATGTTCCAGCAGATTCATATTCAGGTTGCAATGAAAGCGGATAAAAAGCGTTTTTAGAAGGTGAATAAAAATATAAATTCATTGTTTAAATCCCCATGACAAGAAACATTGTACCAAAGGCTCCAGCAAAGGACGGTCTGATTGTTATCGAACTATTGTTGAAAGCCACAACTTTATAGGTCGGCGCTGCGGTTGTTGTACCATCAAACCACATGGCACTCACTGCATATAGGGCATTGGGAAAGCTGACGGGTAAATTAATTAACGTCCCACCATTGCCTACCTGGCTAACTGAGGACTGAAACGATTGCACAATATTACCCGATGGTAATTTGAACCACTGGGTGCCAGCCCCAAACGCGTTCATATCAGGAATTTGGCTGGTGCCTGGCGTCGAGCCAACGTTTCTTTTCGCTGCTTCCCCTAAACCAACGTTTTTTATAACTCCTGAAAATCAGACGATATTTCGCCGTTTCTCCTGTTTTCACAACAGGAGAAATACCCATGATTTACGGTTATGCCCGCGTTTCAACGAACCATCAGGATACTGAACTTCAGCGTCTTGCTCTCGAATCAGCAGGGTGTGAGCACATAGCGGAAGAGCATGCCAGCGGGCGGAAATCGAACAGGCCGGTTCTAAAGCGGCTGATCGCCACTATGCAACCGGGGGATGAACTGGTGGTATGGAAGCTAGACAGGATAGGACGCAACGTCCTGCATGCGTTACTGATGTTTCAGCAACTACAGGAAAAGGGTATCAACTTCCGCAGTATTACTGATGGTGTGGACTTAAAAACAGCCAGCGGTCGCTATAACTTTCGTAACATTCTGTCCGCTGCACAATATGAATCAGACCTCAATAGTGAACGAACGCTCGCTGGTTTGGCTGTAGCCAGAGCAAAAGGGCGGATTGGTGGTCGTCGCCCAAAATTTACTGAAGAACAATGGGAACAGATGGGGAGGTTAATAAATAAAGGAATATCAAGAAAGCAGATTTCAATTATTTATGACGTGGGTATTTCAACGTTATATAGAAAATTCCCTGCGATGCTTCACCAATAAAATCTGAATATCCGAAAGCGACTGAGAAGTCGTTTTTTTATGTAGAGGAAAATATGCAGAAGAAAAAATATGTAGTCAGTATCGGCGTTGAACATCCAGGGACTGGTCATTGGTTGCCAGCAGGAACGGAAGTGGAACTGTCGGAACGGCAGGCAAAAATTATGCTGCAGAACGGCCACATTAAGTTATTTGCAGACGTCAAAAAAAACCGAGTAGTAAGGGAATCCCGTGCCAAAAATTGAGAATTTTGTACATAACGGTGCATCCGTCGAATTTCAGGCAGCGCCGGCTGCAATGGGGCCGATTGGTGCAACAGTTTTTGGGCTAGTTGGTACAGCGCCAAACGTTGTGGCCAGCGTACCACTGAATAAGCCCTTCCGCGTGAACAACCCTGCAGCGTTGGCAAAACTGGACCCCACGGGGGCAGAAGCCGGTACGCTGTATCCTGCCATCTATGCCATTCAGCAGTTGGCCAACGTTGTTTGTTATGCAGTGGTAGTTGAAGAAGGAGACGATGCTCCAGAAGATAAGGACTATACGGGCACCATTGTTTCGGTTTCCGAAGATGCAGAGGCTGGGACCCTCGCAATCACGCTCAAGGATAGTACGTTAACAGTTGATGTAGTTGATGCTACAGGCTGGACGGTGAGCGTGGGTGGTAAAACGGCTGATATCGTTAGCTATGACGTTAGTAACGATGATGTGCTGTTTATCAACGCCGGGGCGATTACAGCGGCAGATCTGCCTGCTGAAACGGTGCTCACTATACACGGGAAGGTTTTGGCGGGTGCGACCACGGTCGCAAATATCATCGGCGGTATTGACCCCCAAACGGGCCGATTAACGGGGATGCAGGCGCTTAAAGGTACTCCAGAGGCTCTGACTCATATCAGTTGTCCGGGTTTCCCGCAAAAAGCAGTTGCTGACTCTCTGGCAGCGCTTGGCGCGAAGATTTTTGCAATTCCTGTAGGTGATGGCCCCAGCACGAACGATGGAGATGCTATTGCCCTGTCAGAGAGCATGGGGACAGTGGGAACAGGGTACGACTCGTATTACTTGGTTGATCCGATGGTGAAAGTCTACAGCCGTGCTGAGAAGGACTATGTGTACGGCTCTGCCAGCGCTCAGGCGTTGACCTGCTTTGCTCGCGTTAAGCAGTGGGAGTCTCCGGGGAAAGGGCGCATGTCTGTGAATATCGATGGGCTGCAGCGACACATCGACTACAACCTACTTGATAAAACCACGAACGGCGATCTTCTTAATGCGAACGGCGTCAGCTACTTTGCTCGCACATCGCTGGGCGGATACTCGCTGATTGGGAACCGTACCGTTAGCGGTCGCTTTGTTTCTCAGGTTGGTCTTGAATACGCGATCATTCGCAAGCTGCTGGCCACCACGGAACAGGGGATGGCGTATAACCTGACCAAAACGTTTATGCAGCAGCGTGTAAACCAGATTAATACCTGGCTTGCCGGCTTGCAGACAGAAGAGGCGCTGATTGGCGCGAAGGTTTATCTGCATCCTTCCCTCAATACGGTAGACACATATACGAACGGTGAATGGCATATCGCGATCAACTATGCCGGTTACTCACCGAATGAGCATGTTGTTTATCATCTGGCCGAAGATACCGGCATCGTTGAATCATTCTTAGAGGAAATTCTGTAATGGGTGGCGTTTTAACTCGCATGGCGCGTCGTGCAACTGTACAGGGTATTCCCTTGATGCTGACGCTTGAAGATGTATCTGATCCAGCCCCGGCGAAAGTGATGGAAAAGACCCGTGGCGGCTCGTTCATCGAACGTGAAGTCAACACTGGTATTGAAGCAATGAGCGCCAGTTTAACTATTACCGGCGCGACGTCAGATGTTCTGGCTGTGTATGGCCTGACTACTGGCAGAACGGCAGCGGTAACGGTCGAAGAAGCGTATCGCGATGAAGATGGCAACAAATATACGGTTGTCTCGGAGTGGATCGGGGAAGCCAGTAAAATTGAGGACAGCAACACAAAGATGGGTGAGCTGGCCCAGACGGTTATCTCGTTTTCCCCTTCGTGGAAAAAGAAAACCATCAATGGGGTTATCGCCTGGGAAGTTGCCACCAACGGTAGCGTGATGAACCTCGGTACTGAAGATATTCTTGCTGAATTCAGGGCGATGGTTGGCCTGTATTAATTCCATTCTTACGTTTCGATGAACCCCGCATATTGCGGGGTTTTTTTATATCTGGAGATTCTATGTATAGCCGCACAATCCCTCTTTTTAAACCACTACAAACATCTGCCGGTGTGTTTCGCGAAGTTGTTGTCAACACAATTACGGCTAAACAGACGCGTTGCATTCGTGAGAAGTACGATCTGGATCATGACTTAGAAAGTATGGCTCTGATGGATTACACATTTGACTTAGTGCAGGCCATGACAGGGTTATCAGAGGCTGAGCTATCCCTGTTATCTACACCGGACTACAACACGATTCAGGATGAAGTCGACAACTTATCCAGCTTGACAAGCGAAGCACTGCTGAAAGCAGATTTTGCTCGTCGCCGGCAGGCAGGTGAAAAAGCCAAAGCTCCAGAGTTTTCTCTTGATAACCCGACATTGTTGGTTCCTGTCGAAGATGAAATTAAAGGGAAGATTACTGATTATCGTTTGCTCCCACCAACCGTTGGACTGACGCGAAAACTGCGAAGCGAAAAAGATAAACATAAGCGTGGCATGGCTATCTCCTCTCAGTGTACCGGGCTTCATCCCGATATCATCGACCAGTTCCATATGCCGGACTTCAACTACTTGATGGAGAAAATGAAAGATTTTTTGACAGAAGGGTCGGCATTCTTTCCGAAGCAGACGTCGACCGATTAACTGATGTTCTCCCCCTCGTTTATCACGCCGCAGAACAGGAAATATTATCCTGGTCGGTACCGAGGGCTTTAGCCCGTTATGAACTGGCCATCAAGAAATTAGGAGCCGATAGTGGTAGATAAAAAGATATCGGTTCTCCTCAGCGCAAAAGATCAGTTGTCGTCTGTTTTTGAGAAGTCAGATAAAACACTGGAGCGCCTGCGGAAGACCACAGGTAGTGCTAGCGAGGCCCTGGGGAAACTTCAGCGTACCCAAGGTGATATCTCGGCATACTCGGCAACCAGCAAAGCGCTAGAGGAAACCAACAAAAAGCTGGCAGAGAACCGCCAGCGAGTAGATGCGGCTGGTAGCGCATTAAAGGCCGCGCAGACGGACCATCGACGTTATCAGCGTGGTATTGCCGCAGCTGAAGAAGCCATTCGGCAACTGGATATGGAGCTGGTGAAAAATGGCCGCCTGACAAAAGAGCAACAGATTGCTTACCTCCAGGCCAAACAAACGCTGGATCAGCTTCGACCATCACTGAAGAAAGCGACAGCGGAGGTCGCGGCAACGCGGCGAGAAAGTAACGCGGCCACACGTGAGATGAACTCGTTAACGTCTGCTGCCGAGAAAGAGCGCACCAGGATTGATTCCCTGGGTAACGCTCTCGGCAAAGCTGGCATTGATACCAGCAAATTGGGCCAGGCGCAGCTCAAGCTTGCCGCAGATACTGACAAAGTTACCCGTTCCCTGCAGAAGCAGGAAGCCCGGATGAAGACGGTGAACAGCGCTCGAGCGCAGATGGCTCAGAACCGTCAAACCCGGAGCGATATTAAGGGGCAGGTACTAGGAACAGCAGCAGCGGCTGCACCAGTAGTTTATGCCGCAAAAAAAGCGATAGATTATGAGTGGGCATGGGCCGATGTTCAGAAAGTCGTGAATTTCAAAGATAAGAAGGAAGATGCCGATTTTCAACGGCGGATCAGAAATCAGGCTGTGAATTTAGGTATGGGTCAGACGGATATGACCGAGATTGTTGCTGCCGCAGGTCAGGCAGGTGTTGCTAATGGTAAGGATGGAAACGTCGATACTAAACAGCTTGAGCGGTTCTCTGTTGACGCGGCCAAAATGGCCATAGCGTTCGATACTGATGCCAAGACTGCTGGCGATACGATGGCAACCATGCGAACGTCTCTTAAACTTAATCAGGATCAGATGATTGAGTTGGCGGATGTTATCAACGCCGAAAGTAACTCCATGAACGCCAAGGCAATGGTTGTCGCTGGAGTAATGAAGAGACAGGGTGCGAATGCTGGGCTGGCTGGCTTTAATCCTCGACAGGTTGCGGCTTTAACATCTGCGCTGATTGCATCAGGGGATACAGAGGAAACCGGTGCAACTGCGCTTAAAAATATTACAGGGAGATTGACGTTAGGTTTTAAAGCAACGAAAGGTCAGCGCGAATCGCTGGATATGCTGGGGTTTGATCCAGAAGTTTTGGCTAAAGACATGCAACAGGATGCTGTTGGCACTATGTCAAAAATTCTGACTGTGATTAATAAACAAAGGCCAGATCAGAAAAAGGCATTAATCAGTTCTATTTTCGGTGAGGAAGTTGCCGGCTCTGTAGCAAAACTTGCCGGTAACATGGACCTGTTGAACAAAGCGATGGGTATCGCCAATGATAAAACACAATATGCTGGCTCGATGGAGAGGGAGTATGCGCAAAAAGCGCAAACTCGGGCGCAGCAGCTCAAGAAATTACAGGCATCGACAGAGAGCGCCACGATTGCGCTGGGAACTTTACTGCTTCCAGTAATTGATGAGCTAGCCCCACCTATTACCACTTTCGCAAATGGTCTAAGTAACCTGCTGGAAACTTCCTCAACCGCCAAAACGGCATTCGGCTGGACGCTGAAAGTTGGCGCGGGGCTAATTGCTCTTAAAGCCGGCGTGATGGCCGCTAAGGGGATTGGCTCTCTTATCAGCGATGTTAAGCAATTAGGGAAAATTGGTAGCGTTAAACTAGGGATCACAACTGATAAAACAGCAGCTGCTGCTGGTCGTGCAACAACAGCATTGGTCCGATTAAACAGGCAATTAATGTCAATGGGGCGCGGCGGTAGAGCTGGCCCCTGGAATACGCCAAGCGATATTGAACCACGAACTAGACCTGGCAGAGCAAACGGCCGCAGATGGCCTCGCATGAGAGGTGCTGGGAAATATGGTGCGGCGGCGGCCGCAGCGATGATGTTTCTTCCTTCCTTCGATGCATTTGGTGGAAGTGGTGATGAAGCTGATAGCAGTGGCGACGCCGGCGGTATTCTGCCGAAAGCTGAAGGTGCCGTCGATATGCTGCAGACCGGTGCGGCAGTTATGGCTCCGTTTAGTAAAGGGGTTGGTGGGAAGTTGCTGGGGAAAGCGTTTATGCCTCTGCAGATGCTTTCTGGTGGTCTGAATATAGCTAACACAGTTTCCCAGGGTGGTAGTGCAGCTCAAGTAGGTTCAGCCGTTGGTGATACTGGTGGTGGTATTGGTGGTGCCGCTATAGGTGCTGCGATTGGTACCGCTATCTTACCAGGTATAGGAACGGCCATTGGTGGTGCGTTGGGTGGTATTGCCGGTAGTTCGCTTGGCGCGTCAATTGGTGAGACCGTCGGGCCTTGGGTTGGTAAAGCGTTTAGTGAGGTTAAAAGCTGGTTCGGTAGTGATAGCAGTAAGCCAGCTTCTGCTGCGGATGTTGTACCCGTTAAACCGAAAGACTTGGTTAAAACCGCACCCAAAGATATTACTCCTGTAATAGATGCCGCAGTCAAAGCCCAGCAGCCACCTCCAGTCCCGAACGTAACGATAAAGAACGAAGTAAGCGCTAAGTTTGATGTGCATGCTTCCGGTGATCCGGTTCAGGATAATGCGCTGGCTCAGAAAATTAAGGCCATTATGCAAGATGTTCTGAATAAAGCTAATGCCTCGGCGCTCGCGGGGATTGGCAGTGTTGATACGCGTCTGAATGCATCACTAAATGGTCAGAGGAGTGATTAGTGGGATTATTCAACCAGTATGTCAGCCAGCCTCTTGAGCTGTCGCCCACACAATTTGTGTTGGGCGATTTTGTTTTCAGCCTGCCAGAAAATTCCCCTATTGAGTCAATGGCGCGGACGTATGACGGCGGATGGGTCACTATCGACCTGCTGAATGAACTTCCATTGCAGCAGCAAACTGGACGGAAACTGGACGAAATCCGGTTCAACTGCACATGGTTCAAGGATGAAGGGACAAAAAATATTGGCAAACTGCTCCATCTGATGGAGCAAAACAAACCGTTAAGCTTGGTTCGTGGGGATGGAACCAATATGGGGCAATTTACCATTCGCGGGTTTACCACGGATGAAACCTGGATGCACCAGGAAGGGAAGACGATGAAACAGGTTATCACTATCAATCTGCTGGAATTTGCCAATAAACCCATCGAGCAGAAGAGCGCTGGTAAGAACGTCAGCACATCGACCAGTTCCGGGACGAGTGGGAGCAAATAATGCGAGTGAGGAGCCGTGATCGCGATACGGTGCAGTTTATCGCGTGGGTAAAGCTGGGTCGTGATGACGATGAGGTCGAACAACAGATTTATGATCTGAACCCTCATTTACACAGTTATGGGCGAGTATTGCCAGCTGGCGTTGTGATCGAACTCCCCGAAATTACTGATACCACGACAACTGAAGTTGACGAGCAGGTGACGATATGGAGTTAGGCTACACCCCTGTTCATTACTGCGAAGGACCAGGTGCAGATATTATTAATGCCCGGATGACGCAGTTTGAGCGCATAGATGTCAGCAGCGGAAAAGAAACCGACAGGCTAATCCTTACGGTTGATGTTACAGACCTGAAAGGCATCCCGGAGGAAGGCGGTGATCTGGTCTGGTATGAAGGGTATGAAGAAACGGGTGTTGTGAAGATAGGGAAATTTAGGATCACAACGATAAAACCCCAACTTTACCCGCGAGTTATTACCATCACGGCCACCGCCGCGCCTTTTGAAAAATCCGATCCAACAGGGTTCCGGCAGCGGCGCTCTGCGTCATGGGATAACACTTCGTTGGGAGAAATTTTCCAAGCAATAGCCAAGCGGCATAATTTGTCGCCCCGCATGGACACTCGGTTGAGTGGGTTCAAGTATTCGCATGTTGATCAGACTAACGAGACGGATTCGGCTTTTATTAATAGGTTGGCTGAAGAGCATGATGCGATGGCAAAGCCGGTTAATCGTTTCTATGTCCTGTCCTACCGAGGTGAGTCAGCCAGCATCACGGGAAAGACACTGCCTATTATTCAGCTACGTTGTCCGCCAGTGAACGAACCGGGCTGCAGCGACTTTATCCAGTGCTCTGTTGATATGCCCGGTAAGCAAAAATCAGGTGGGGTGATAGCGAGCTATACGGATGAGAAAACAGGGGAGGTCAAAACAGTAACATCGGGGTCCCCGCCGTTTAAAAAAATGCCGCACACGTATGCCAGCAGAGAGCATGCCGAAGCCTGTATGAAAGGCCGGGGCCGGAAGGTTAAACGTGAGTCGAAGAAGATTCGTCTCGATGTTCCAGGTGATCCATATATTGCAGCAGAAGGACTGATAAAAATGGATAACACATTCCCGGATGGAATGAGGGGGACCGTCAGCATTGACCGCGTAGAGGCGCGATGTTCCCGCAACGAAGGGTACAGGATGTCGATAACGGCCAGCGAGCCGGTAGTATCGACCACGAAGAAAAAAACGACAGCAGTGAAGTAAATGTAAGGCCCCTGCGATTACGCAGGGGCCTTTTTTAATTGGTGTTATTTCTTGCCTTTGATGTTTACCATATGCTCCAGCTTGTCCAGAGAACGGGAGACTTCCCCCGCAGTGCCTACTTCAGTTTCCAGTAGTGCCTCTATTTTTTTTAGTAGCGTGGAGGGGATTTTTCGGTTGTCTAATTTGAGGGTGACAAAATTGCCTTTGTATTTGGCAACGACGCCATCGCCGTAGGTTTTCTCGGTTTTTGGCAAACTTTCTTTATCCATCAGGATAACGTCTTGTAACGCCTGAATAATCCGCGCTGGTTCAAAATCCTCGCCGGCTTGCTTCATGCGAAGCAGCTGCCGCGCACCGTCGAGCATAGTCTGCTCGTGACCCTGATAGACTTTGAACAAAGCGTCGCCGGCGCGGGCTGATAATTCACCCGGATGTTTGAAGATAGACAGGATCTCCTTCGGTAAGCCGGCAGTATTCATGCAGCGGTTCACGATATTTCGGTCGATTCCTTCGGCTTCAGCCAAGGCTTTAACATTGCCATCAAATTCTTTCAGGCGGCGTAAGTAGCGTTTTCCGCGCTCATACGCACTGGTCGGACGATAGTCGTTACCTATCTGTGATAACCACTGCATTTGTTCATCATCCAGCTCCCCGACCAGCACCCGATAATCGCAACCGGTGACAATGGCTGTTTTACGGCGGCGTGAACCGTCTGCAACTTCAATTATCCCTGCCGTTCTCCGGGCAAACGCAGGGTTCTGTTGCCCTGATGTGAGGAACGATGGGATGAGGTCGGCCAGCGCTGATTCGTTCAGCAATTCTTGATCGCGCTCGTTACCGAGCCAGACCATTGTCGCCATTTCGACCTTATCAGCAGGAATGGTTTCCAGCTTAAAGGCCACGTTACGACCACAAACAGGAAGCGTAATAGTGTTCCCGGACAACGAACTCAATTTGCTCTGTAAGTCACCGACCATAGGCGAAACAGACTGCGTTTTTTGCGGTGCATGATGGGTGTTACTCATTAGCGTTTCGATGTTGGGCGCATTTTTTAAAATAGAGCGCTGCTTCATAATTAGTCCTCCCAACGTGGTTTGATCAGGTCTTCGAAAATTTCTTTGCAGACTGGCTCCCATATGGCCACCGCATTTCGCCAGGCATTAAGAGTCGACCTTTGATTTGCAGCTTGCTCAAATACGGTACGCATTTTTATCTGCCCTTTTCCAACTTCATCAGTTACCCGGACAACCTGCCGCAATACCATTGCTCCCCAGGTATTCCGTATCTGCTCTTCCATCCATCGAGATTGGTTGCCGGTTGTCAGGCTGTATTTGGTCAGGAGTAATCGGACTACAGGTTCGAAGCCACCCAAATCAACGGTTTCAAGCAGGTCCAGCAGCATAGTGAAGAACTGGAGTACAGAGGCATAGTCGAACAGCTCTGCAGGGGTAGCGACAACGATGACGTCAGCGGCACAGACAACGTTAATAGTTCCTGTACCAAGGTTAGGGGCGCTGTCTATGACGATAATGTCGTAGTTATCCCATACAGACTCGATAGCAGCACGCAGCATCAAGTGAGGTGGATGAGGTAGCTTACCCTGCGAATGGTACTGCATCAGATCTGTTTCAATGCGGTGAAGGGCTAGGCAACTGGGGATTATGTCGAGACCCGGCCAGCACGTCGGTTTTATCGCATATTCAGCGTTGTCGCGTTTACCGAGGTAAAATGGAAGCAGTGTATCGTCTGCGTGAATGTGCAAATCAGGGACGTAACCGTGGTACATCGACGCTGTTCCTTGAGGGTCATTCCCTTCCACAAGCAGAACGCGGTGACCTTGCAAGGCTAACCACTGCGCCTGGTGTACTGCAGACGAGGTTTTGTAAACCCCTCCTTTATGCGACATCACGGCAAGAACAACCGGGTTTTTATCGTCTGGTCTCTGGTTTGGGTTGCCAAAAACGCTCCGCATATTGCTAATTTGGTCAATCGTGTAGCCGGCGCGACGTTCCACCCTACCACGCATCTCAAAATCGGGGGCAGGCAGGCGACCAGCTTTCTCCGCGTCCCTGATTGCCTGCGGTGTTACGCCGATCAGGTCAGCTACTTCAGTAATACCCCAGCGGCGAGTTATACGACGAGCTTCCGGGCTATCATCGCCGAATTGCGCTATGGCTATAGCGCGGGTCATTTCCTGGCCGCGATTGATGCAATCATGTAGTAAATTAATTAACGACATCCTATTCCCCTCTCTAACAGATCCTTAATCTTTGTGTTATTTATCCTACTTCACGTTTTTTAAGCAAAGCAACATAAAAAACGCAAAGTTATACAAAAAACGCAAAGTTAAGGATTTAACCAATCATATGATACGACATAGGAGCCATTGAGTTGCACCTAAGCGCATCGCTATTGCTGTAGTTGGTATATTCACAAGCTAACTAAATGATTTATAAAAACAATTTATTTGGTTAAAAATCATCCAAATCTAAGCGAACGTGCCAAATTCCTCGCTGTTTATACACTTAAAAATCCTTCCATCTCCCCCGCAAAACAACGGAACGTAATCAAGGAACGATAACACTGATTCATTGACTCACTATCTAAGAACACTATAGCAGAACACAAAATAAGAATACAATGAGTTTAGATCATAAATATGGAACACAACCATGCAATCATATCACATATACGGAACATATCAGCACACAGTAGCCCATTATACGCGCGTATAATGGGCAACTGTGTGCTGATATGTTC